AAAATAGTAGAAATTAGAGATTTTGACAGAAATGACATTTTCTGAGATTTTTGTGTAAAATTTGTTATTAAGATTAGAGATAAATTTAGTAGATAAAATTATGTGTAAAATTGTTGTGTTCTTAAGTTTTATTATGATTTTAAGATTTGTTATGTTTGTTACATAATTTTATTTATTAGTTATGAGATTTAGTTTAGTTTCTATAATATTTGTTATTAAATCTTATTAGAGAGTATATTAGTTAAAGAGTAGTAAAGAGATTTAGTATCTAAAGTTAGTTATCTTATATTAGTTATCCTTTAGTTGGTTTGATAATATTGTTAGATTAAGTTAGAGATTGTTAATATATTTATGTACAATTAAATTATAATATCATTTGATAAAGTATTAGTAATAATAACTTATTAAGGCACATATGTAATTTATTATGTAACATGTATTTTACTACATTATTTGTTAATTAACTTATGTAACTTATTATCCTAAATATTTTGTTAATATCTAAATATTTGTTTATTATTCTTGTTAATTATAGTATGATATTAATATAAAGTTTAAGTAATAAATATTAGATAACTAACTTTATATTATATATACATCATATATTTCTAATATTATCTTTAACATCTTTACTTAATATATTATATTATCTTTAAGATCTTTATATTAATATATTATCCATAAGTCCATATAATTTAGTATAATAATTATTATATTATCAATGTGCGTTTTATAATAATATTAGAACTTTATTTCTCTGCATTTTATCTTTTTACTATTATTTATGCGTTGTATTTTAGTATTATTTATATATCTCCTAATAGATATATTAATATCATCTCTACATAAATATTCTAGCTTATGTATCTTATAACGATATTTGTAGTATAATCTCACATGATTCTCTAGTGATGTAATTTGATACCAAAATATAGCATAAGATTTATATATAGCATCCATAAATACTAAGTCATCATATATGTGCTCAGCAGAAATAAGTGGTTCTTTACTCTTCTTATTTAGTCTATTAATTAATAAAGAACGTATCCATATAGGACAACCTTTAAATCCTTTACCTACTAAATATACCTCGCTGTTAGAAGATCTACTACTCATTGGTTTACATATATATAACTCCTCAAATATACTAGATAATATCTTTATTAACGATAGCGATAAATGCTCTAAGAAAGTAAATGTTTTAACTACCATATTACCTCCTTTACCAAGTATGTGCAAAGCCATAACTACTTCACCAATTAGTAATATATATGACATAGACTCCTGATTGTTATAATCCGATGACATATCCAAAGCCCCATCGCTAGTATATAAATCTATTAGTTTACCTCCAGTCTTTTGTAATATCTTAATTGTCACATCAACAATATTAGATAATTTAGTAGTATCACCATTATTATATTTATCCATAGTCCATCTATCAGGATATTTATCATATAACTGGTATCTATCATTTAAGTAACTATTATCTTTACAATAAGCTAAAATACTAGACCCATACCACTCTACATTACCACTAAGAACTGTGTTATTATAGTGGTTAAATGCAAATATAAAGCTACCAGGCATCTCGCAGTTAGCAAAATAATATCTTGATGTATTATCTAATAGATTATAGTAACTTAACATCTCATACATCTTTAACCATGAGTTCGATGGGTTTTGTGCATTATAACTAGATCTTATTACACCTCTTATATATCTGCAATGATCTAATATTTTTGATACACTTATGTATGCCTTGTCGTTGTATATGTTGTTTAATAAGTCTCTTGTACTGTTTAGTTTTGATCTTAGTTTAGTAATATATTCTGGATCATTAGTAATATTTATATTGTAACTAAAACTACTATTAATATAACTCTTAGGAATTAAATAAGATCTCATTTCTAAAGCATTTATCTAAAGATAATATGTGTAAAATCCTTATTATAGTTATATTTTAAAATTTATCGTTAATTATTGTTGATACGTTACCGCAACTAATGCATGTATAAATAGTTGTAGCAGACTCATCCGCTCTTCTTGCTTGATTAGTATCTACTCTTATATATCTAGATCCGCACTTAATACAAGAGTAGTTGCTTTCACTCCTTGATACTCTGCACTTGTCAGCATCAGTATTGTAGCAAGAATAATTATCAAGAATCCATTGATCTGTTATATTATAACTATTATTTAAAGCACTTATATAATCTAAGTCTTCTAATAGCCATTTATATAGTCTAGTACCTTTATATTTATCAATCATGTTCTTAATACCTGGATGGGATGATCTGTTCATGACTTATCAGCGTGATTATTCTCATATAGTATATGTCCTAACTCGAAGATCTAAAGAGCAAGGTGTAATAATAGTACCTGATTTATTGAGAGTACTTGATCCTTTTCGTTTGTGCTCTTATAATGCAGTTAGATTGGTAATACTAGGTCAAGATCCATATAAGTCTAATGCAACTGGTTTAGCGTTTTCTACAGAAGATGGTTCTTTAACTCCATCTCTAAGAGTAATATCTTCATGGTTAGATTATAAAGACTTTAATGGTAATCTAACTAGATGGGCTTTACAGGGAGTATTACTCCTTAATGCTGTTCCTACAATGGAAACAAGCGTATATCCTATACCTCATAGAACTTTATGGGAATCTTTTATTAGAGGATGCTTGTCATTATGTAGTAGTAAGACTAATGTAGCATTTCTTTTGCTTGGTACAGTAGCATCTGATTACTCTGATAGTATAGACAGTGACAATAACTTAGTAATAAAGACTGAGCATCCATCATACTATGCAAGATTAGGTATATATGAGAAAAAAGATATATTTGATAATATTAATAGTTATCTTAGTACCAATAATAAAGGTATAATTAATTTCTTATAGTATGGATCAAAGATATGTTTTGGATGACTCTTATATAACTGCACTTTTAGAAACGCATAATGTTTCAGCAGATATTATAGCTAACATAATATCTATCATTAGTACCATAAGAGATAATATTAGATACCAATTTCTTAACATAGATTATCTTACATATGCATGTTATTCTCTCATTTGTAACAATATGGATATAAATTTAGATCATATAACTTATGTTGATAAATATATGATAAAAAGTAGAGATCACGATAACTCATGTAAAGTTCTAATACGATATGCTAAATATATATTATCATCACATAAGTATCCATATAGTACTTAGTTTTAAAAACCCATTAATCCACTTATGTAATAACCTAATCCTGTATAACCTAATGAGTCTAATAAACTATTTATCACTGGATGTATCTTCTTAGATAAATAGTACAAGTAATCTATGTAATAACCTTTTTCTATTACTTCCTCAAATGGGTACATTTTATATCCCTGTAGACATGTCTCATTAACAGTCTTTACAATTAGGTATTGGATTCTGTCGTTAACAGATACGTTGCTATTTGTTCTTCTTAGTCTATCTATCATGATATTAAATTGGTTGCTTTTGTTCTTATAATCCTTACTAACAGGACATGTCATAACAAGATCATTGTAATCTACTAATCCGTTAAGTAATCTACGGTATCTTCGTACTATCTCTTGTAATAGATCTTCTATGCTATATCTCTTTAATAGTGCTAGATCAAGTATATCAGAGTAAAGTCTTCTAGTAAACTCGCAATTGTCTCTGCGTATACTAACGTTACCTTTATGTAACATCTTTCCATCTATTACTAATACGTATTTTTTCTTAGTTATTATAAACATTAGATCTATGTATCTCTCAAATGCTATGTTTATGTTCTTAGGTAGTGCGTTATTAATATTATTTATAGCATCGTTTGTAGCTTTAATCATCTCATCTTTATTTGTTATATCTGATCTAGTTATATAGCATGAGTCCGTATCTCCATAAATGCACTCAAACCCATGATCATATCTAAGTCTTCTGTTAAGATCGCTGATATAATGTCTACCTAACGCTGTAACAGTATCAGCAGCTGGAGAAAAGCATAATATATGATCATATGGAGTAGATAGTATACCATAAATACCATTAGCTGATATTTTTAGAGATAGTTGTCTTGCATTAAGTATACTCTTAATTCTTTCGTCATCTATTGTTTTCATCAGTGTTAATATCTCAGATCTCTTAGTTATTAAAGATACAAGCATTTGAGGAATAATACCTACTGGTTCTCTCATAAATATATGTTCTCCATTTTTATCAGTGCGTATGTAAGTTGATACACATATGTTATGTTCTATTATAATGCTTGGATATAGAGATCTAAAGTCAACACATGTGCAATTGTTATAAACACCAGGAATTGGATCGTATACGTAGCCTCCTGCAGTAGAGTAACGTTTGGTGTTATGTCTTTTGATAATGATGTTTCTCTTGACACATTCTCTGTAGAACATATTAGAAGCTCTGTGTGTAATACCTCTAACGTATAGATCATCTAAGTTAGTTAAAGTAGATGCAGATTCCTCAGTCCATGTTACCCACATATCTAGTTTATCTACTAGGTCAAGTACTAGTCTAGAGTCTTTAACGCAGTAATCTATTACTTTAGTCATACCATCTTTAGTAGGATTACTAAATATCTTAAACATATCTTTAGCTGATATGTTTGCTTTATTATCTTCTAGTACTATTCTTGATACTTCGTCTAGTGTTCTTACCTTGAACTTGTTATTACGTCTAAATATTGTTAGGAGGTCTATTATAACTCTTCCGTTGCATTTAATCTCTGTACCGTCCATGTAGCCGTATGCTTTTGTGTGAGAGCTAATTTGTCTGGTGTATGTGCCTGAAGAATCTCTGGATATATCTATTGGTATATATAGTAGATTTAGTTGTAATTTAGCTATTATATAAGGTATGTCGAAACCATATATATTATATCCTACTATTACAACTGGGTCTATGTATACTAAGTATTGTAAGAAATTAGTAATTAATTCTACCTCTGAGTTGCATACAACTATTTTTCCATCGTATTTTATATTAGGATCTAAATTAAGTACAAATGTTATGTCAGTTGTATCAGTACTTAGGTATCTTCTTGATACAGCACTTATCATGACTATTTTATCATCTAGATTATAGGATTTAGGCATAGAGTTGGTGTTAGATGAGTTACACTCTATATCAAAGGATAGTATTAGTGGGTAAGTAGGAGTATATGTAGATTCTAGCTTGTTTATTTTGGTGCAGTAGTAGTTGTCGTCTAGGTCTGATGTTTGTATCCAGCAACATACTTCTAGGTTATAATCTGATAAGAACAATGTAATGTCATCTATCTCAGTATTTAGTACAGATATCTTAGTTTTGTAGTAGTAGAACGATTTCATGTTAAATAGGTTTTTACAATGGTTTCTTGCATTCCAGTTGTTAAATCTTAGTATAGCATATGTAGTAGTATTGGTAATGTTGTCAGATAGCTTGGCGTCTTTAACTAGTTCGTATGATACTATATAGTGTGACTTAGTTGATAATATTTTGTTGATATGGGTAACAAATCTGTCACATGAGTCATTGGAACTAATTCCGTCGAATGAGATATATAGAGGAGGGTTGTAGTTATTTAGGTGAATGATTAGAGGATTGGATTTTTGATCAACGCAATAGCATTTTATTAAATTTCCATCAACTAACCATTGATATGAGTAAAATATATAGGTATCTTGTGTCATCTTGTAAGGTAAATTTGTGCACTAGTTATGTTTGTAATTTGTCATATTACAATATTAAGTTATCTAGTAATATAGTTTATTGTTCTCATAATAATTTGGTACGTAAGATTAATAGTTATAAAGGTGATGTTATATTATCAAGTGATCCTCTTGATATAGTACTTGGATTAAGTATTGGTAGAAGAAGGTTAAACAGACAGGACATGTTTATGTTGGTAATACCTATTTATTACAGAGACAATAATATGCGTTTTGTATATGATCATATGTATGAGTATAGTATAAGTACTATATCTGATATAATTTGTAAAGATCTTAATACTAATTGTGAGACAATATTACTTTATGATATAACTATGTCTATGTACTTTTTAGATACTAGAGTTAATTACGATGATATTTTGTTGCATACTATGTTAACGCATATGGATTTCTTTCCTAGAGAGAGGAATGTTGTAAACAGAGGTAATTCTGCTAAGTTGGTGCATTTAACTTCTTTGTCACATATAAATGTAAAGAACTATACAATGGAGTCTATTACATTATCTAATATGTTAGACATAGATTTTATGTCAGATTATACTTTGGTAAATATTAAGGTTAAAGACAATGATATAATTAGTAAAATTATGTTAGATATATCCGATTTGATAACATATATTTGTAATGATCATATATCATATAATAATAAAACTATAATTACATCTACTAAGCATATGAGGTCTATTGTATCTGATCTTTTTGTACAAAGGTTTAGTAGAGAATCAGCTAATAGGATAGCTATGATAGATGAGTGTGTTGTGGATTATTACAGAAATGAGGGCTATCATGTATTGGAGTACGAGTCTAGGTTTTATATGTCTGTTACAAAAGGTAAGTATATAGGACTTAAGACAAATAGGTTGCCAAATAAAAATATATATAAGTATATTCCTGCAGTTTATAATAAGGATCATAGTAAGATAGAAGGTACAAATACTTATAATTACTTACATAAAATTAGTGGTACTAATTCTCGTAATGTTAGTTCTCATAATTTAGTTAGAGAGCTTAATCCATGGGAATTTAGTATTGCTCCTAATTGTGTGTTAAATATGTTGCATGGATATGAGAGGGAAACGTGCATTAGGGTTGGTGTACCAAGTTCTATGAGTATGTTATGTAATCATACGGTAACAGATGATATGTTTGTACTATGTAAGCAAGAGTTACCTCATTTGACATCGTTGCAGATCCGTGATATGTGGTATAGTCATGATAATTGGCATTATGCTAAGTATTTATATAGGTTATTAGAGCATTTATTTAATGCTAATGTTGTTATATTAGATGATAGGAGGGATCATGTAGTTGTTATGGATTATAGTGATATATTTAGGTATGTATGGAATCCAGTTGGTACTAGTATGTTGTTGTTGTTAAGAACTAGATTAAGTGAGTACAAGATAGGTTATGAGATTATATGTCATAGTAGTAATAATATTTTAGTTGATGATGATAAGTTCTTGTATAATTATGGTATGATGAGTAAGTTGTCTAGTTGTTCTAGATTTGTTCCAATTAATAGGTTAGATGTACAGTTACAATATCTTAACTCTGAGGGTAAGTGTGTTTTATATAAATCTTATGATGGGTCATTAGTAGGATGTTTGTCTGCACCTGTTATATCAGATTATATAGATATAAGTTTATTGCCAAGCGCTTTATCAGATCATTTAGATGGAATTAGGCAGGAAATAAATATAATATTGCATGATATAAGGTATAGTAGTGTTAGTAATTATAGTTATGATGTAGTAGTAGATATATTTGGTAGAAAGTATTATAGATCTGAGATGTTGGATAAAGATTATATTCCTCAGGTATTGTTGGAAAGTACTAATGTTAATGTAGTTGATTGTGAGGATGAAGTATATGGAGATTTTTCTATTATAAAGTTTGATGATAAGTATTTATATTATATGTTGTTGGATTAGTAATTTAAAATATGTGAATTATATATTTGTCTTTTGTTGTTTTGTATCGTTAATATGTCTCAGTTAGTAATAAAAGATATTGTTGATAGGATTACGTCTGAAGTTAATTTAGATAGGAATATGTTGGAGTCAACATTAATAAAGTATGATAAAGTAATAAATAATATGTCAGATGTATCTAAGACAAAACTTATTAATTATATAATTAAAGATGCAACTCCACCAAAGAATATAGGAATGTACTATGCTCAACAGTTATTACATGGAATTACTCAGTCTTCTCTGAGTGGTAAAACTACAGCGCATACAGAGTATATCTCAATAATGGATGTGTTAGAGATGTCTTCTACTAACTCTATGTGTTTTGTAGATGAGCCTTATTATAAAGTGCTTGAGTTAGAAGAAGTTAGGTTGAGAGATTTAATAATATCGATAGAGCATAGGGATAATAGGTCAGATTGGGTTAATGTTCTTGATAGAAGTCCTTTGCATATGATCAGTGATTACGATATAATAAGGGGAGGTACGTATATAGTTCTTAATAAGGTTATTATGTCTAAGTATGCTATTACTATGAGTAATATAAGGAGTTCTATTTATAATACATCACAGTATTCTCGGGAGATTTTGGTTTCACCTAATATGATAGCAGAACTTTATATAGATGATTATCATAGGTCATCGGTTCTAAATATTATATCTGCTATAGATTATGTGATTGTGTCTGGTGTGCGTGATATTAAGTTTATAGATAGCTATGATGGTAAGTATCGATGTCATTCTAGACATTACAAAGCTCTTAGGGAAAGAGGAGTAAATGTTACATGCAATGATATAGGTATTACTTTTACAGAGCATGGTATAGTTAAGTGTAGAGATTTAATAATAAGATCTTTAATTGCAAATGATGGAATTAGTTTACAGTGTGCATTAACTGTATGCATTTATATGACATATAATAATAAACCGCTTCCGTTTAATAAGTCATCTATCAAAGGTTTATATGGACCTATGTTTGATATGTATTATTCTACTCCTGTAGAGACAATAGTTAATTGGATAATTAGTAATGAGAAAGATAGTTGTGTTAGTTTATATACTAGACTTATGGTTGGGAATAAGTCTATAGAGTAGTGTTTAAAAGTTAAGTGAATTATTTATATATGGATTTTGTGCGCGGATCTTGTTTTCATGATAGTTTTGTGCATTAAATTTACTGATATAAATTTGGTATCAGTTGTAGAAAAAGTATTTAATATTACTTCTACTGTAAAAACTATTTATAAGAAATGTCTTATATATTTTAATAGTGATAAGAGTTTGATATTACTAGTCTTTACGCACTTAGTATATAGAGGTACAATAGATTTAATAGGTATAGATAGAGTAGCATTAAAAGATTGTGTTGATGAGGAGTTTTACTACAGTGATATGATTCCTAAGTGCGATTGGAATAAATATATTTATCCATTTGACTTTAGTAAAAGTTATGTAACTGATCTTTCTGCATTGTATAAGTTTTTAGTATTAGAAGCTACAAATGTTAGTAATATAATATCTTATGTACCTAATGTAGATTTATCAGAAGAAATAATAGCTAAGATAAAGTATATATCAAGAGATAGGCTAGATAATAGATCATATGATATTTTACAGTTGCATTATCCAGATATTAAGCCTGTTGTATCTACTATTCCTGAGTTAAGAGAGATGACTAATTATAATAACTTGAGTCATATATTACAAGGTAAGCCTACTATTGATATGGCTGCGTTTGTAATAACGGAGTATTTATCATTTAGGATTGTCTGTACTTGTGTAACAACTAGAACATTCTACATATTTACAGACATGTGGTATATGGATCAGGGACATGCGTATATTAATAGAGTCATGATGTATGATATATATAATTATTTGGTATCAGAAGTTAATGTTGATGATAATAGATATGTATTGGATCAGTTATATAATATATTTAATAACTTTAGACGAGATATAATAGAACGTTTATGTCACATAACAGAGTCTAAGTCTTTTACCAAATTACTTGACAATAAGACTAATGTTATATGTATGTTAGATGGTTTGTACGACTTTGATCATGATGAGTTTAGGTCAGTGAGACCAAGCGATTATATTAGTATATCTGCAAATGTAGATTATTTAGCACAAGATCTTGAGAATAGGTGCATGTTGTTAAGGAGTATACTTAGTAACTTTTTTAGTGATGTTGATGTTATGGAGTTTTTCTTAAGTACTGTTGCATTAGCTTTAGGTGGAAGGAACTTTGAGAAGATTGTGGTAATATGGGTAGGTAGGACAGATAGTGGTAAGAGTACTTGTCAAGAGTTTATAGAGAATGTGTTGGGAGACTACTGTGGTTCTATTCCTTCTTCTATGCTTGTTGGAAAGCGTTCTAATCCACATGCAACAACATCTGCGCTTAGTTCTATAGGTAAGAAGAGGCTGTTGTTTTTACAAGAGCCAGAGGAATCTAGGATTAATTCGTCTCAGCTTAAGTCTCTTAGTGGTAACGATAGTATATATACTAGAGAGATTTATGAGAAAGGTACTACTATGAGGATAAGTGCAATTACAACTATTGTTACTAATGGTAGAATGGATTTTAGTACATGTGATGAGGCAGCTCTTAGTAGAATAGTTGTAATACCTTTTACATCTAAGTTTGTAACATCGAGAGAGAGGCATAAGCACTTGGATAATGTTAATATTGTAGAGGCTGATCCTAATATTGGAGCTAAGTTAAAAGAGTTAGGTACACCTATGATGCGTATCTTGATTGATAAGTATAGGGAGTATAAGAGAGATGGGTATATAATACCTCACATCATAAGGGAGTATATAGATAGGTTTATCAGTGACTCTAATCCTACTTTATATTATATGAGGCATTTTACGGAACCTTTTGATGGAGCTAGAGTATTGGTTACAACGTATTTCTCACTGTTTTCATCGTGGTATAAGGAGACTTATCCAGGTAATAGGCTTATACCATTGTATACTTTTAAGGAGACGTTAATATCTAGTGGATATAGTTTAGATAAAGATTATGTTGTTAATTATAGGTTAATTAGTTTATAGTAGATTTTAAAACTATATTGGTGCCATTATATGGTTTCTATATATTACTTTGTTTATTATACATAGTTCGCTTATTGATGCTCTAAGTTTGTGGATGTTCTTATCTTTAGAGTATGAGACTCTAAATACTAAACAAGGTCTTATAAGTGCTGGGGAATTGAGAGACTTAATATCGATAGGGTCTTTATTTGTGTCGTAGCATTTAGTAAATACTTTATCTTTAGTCTGTATAACGTCGCACCATATAGACTTTTTATCTTGACCGTCTTTATTGTAAATACTTATGGGATGCACGTCTAATTTATATTGGTCTCCGTCATTTCTAATGGATTGGTCTACTTTGTTAGCTATTATATTAATTATATTTATAAAGTCTGTGTCTATATTGTCGTCGAGATGTATGCCTATTGCACCTTTAGAGTATCCGTAAGATAACATTCCATCAGTACTTTCTCTATGTGAGAAGTCAGGAGCTATGTAGAGTATTTTATCATGTTCATCGCATACGTTAAACTTTATAACTTTATCTGTTTCGTATGTATACTTTAGATGTATATCTTTGATGTAATTAGCTTTAGTTATAAACATTTAAAAGGTCGTTAGGAAATGATGTAGTAGAAGTATTAATCACATATGATATGAAGCTAAGTAATATATAAAATTACATTGACAAGAAATTAAGATGATAGGTGAAATGACTGCTATTATTAAGGAGAACTTAGAGCTAAAAGCTAAGATATTGGATCTTGAGAATAAGTTAGCTAATACAGATTATGGTAAGGATAAGGTTAAGAAGAAAGCTAAGACAGGTAAACAGTCTTGGTTGACTGTATCGGATTACTTAGGTTATGCTACAGCTAGTATATTGGTTGGTATAAGGGATGCACGTGGATATAATATGTTGCAGGAGTTACAGTCTCTTAAAGAGGTTCCAGGTGGTATGACGATTAATGAGATAGATAGGGAGAAGGCTGTTAGGATATATTGTAGGATTAATAACTTAATATCTGATGCATCTAAGAATGTTCTTTTGGATGAGGTTTTGTATGATATTTTGTCTAATGATACTAAGATAATGTCTGGTATTAATGTTATTATGGGTGCTGATGGAAATATGAGGTATTATTTGGAATCTAATAGTAACAATAGTGGAATAAAGCAGATTGCATGTGCACTTAGGAGGTTGGATGGGTTTTAAAATGAAGGGTATGATATGTAGAATTGGGTTACATGGAAAAGTTATATTACATGGATTATTCTTACGTTTACTCTAATATTACGAGGGATACTATCTTTAAAATAGTACATTATTGTACTATATTATGTAAGAGGAACCATATACCATTAGACTTAGTACCAGCAGTAGTGTATCAAGTTAATATGGCTCTTGCAGATGGAAAAATATCTCCTATAGATATAGAGACGGATAACAGAGGTATAATAGTTAATATTACATCTGTTAGTATAGAGCCTAATGGACAAGTAATTTGTGGGTTCTGATATTATTATTTGTAAGTTGTATATATTTAAAACATGAATAGTATAATGGGTATTATTGGATTTAATTTCTTGACTTTCATGAACAATATAAATCAAGGTACAGATACTTTAGGAGCTATAGCTTCAGGTGGAAGAGGTGCAAAGATAGGTACTGGTAGAGGTAGAGGTGGTGCAAGTATGGGTAGAGGTAGTAGTTTACCTCCTCAAATGGTTAACTCATATGGATCTCTTGCTCCTAGTACTCAACCATTAAGTTATAATCCTAACCAGTTTATGCCTTTAGGTGGTAGTAGTAATAATCCTAATTTCCAGAATATAGATGCTTTTACAGGTTATAGTACGAATCAGTCACAGACATTGCATACGATCTCTAGTCAGCCAAGAATTGGTACAGGTAGTAGTACTAGTGCAGTTAATAAAGATAATAGTGGAACAGATAAGAGGGTTTTGGATCTTTTAACAGCGATTGTTACATTATTATCTAAGAATGATGAGGTGTTAAAGAGATTGGATGAAAGAACTAAGAGTATTGATAATAATATTAATGATATAAGCAACAATCTTGTTACAAAGGAGTTTATTGGTGAGACTTTATCAATGATCTCAAGAAGTTCTGTTAATGATAGAAATGATAATATTAATGATGGAGAAGGGAATGCTATAGATGATTTGATTGGGAAAGTTAATGATCTTATTGAGCATAAGAATGATGATGAGAATTAGAGTATTTTAAAACAAGTTATGTAATATGTTGTTATCTATATTAATATTAGTTAACAATGGACCTTGGTAGATAATGTTGTCATTGTCTTTGATAACGCCGTTTGTATATCTAGTATTTGATAGGGCTTTGCATAGTTTTCTATCAGCGTATCCAACATCAGCTGTGTAGACATTGGTTCTTACAAGACCTTCTCTACTACTACGTTGGTGGTATATGTACTCTTGCTCAGTTAGACCGTATAAGAAGGATGATTTACATCTGTCTGATAACTTACCTTCTATTCGTTGGTATCCTAGTGATATAGACATATGTACTATATTGTCAATGTTGCCTTTTGCACCGCTTAGTATCATGTTATATAATGAGGAGTCTTTAATATTGGTTACTACTATGTTGCTACATATGTTTGATAAGTTGTTAGAGATTATGTCTAGTTCGTTATATGTTGGATTGTTTATATTGTCGTAGATTGATATAACGTTGTCTATATAGGGTTTATCAACTATATCTATATCATCTAGTCCAATGCTTATGCCGTAGATGTTAGATGTAAGATTAGATATGAGAGATTGGGTATATTTAATGTAGGTTACAATGCTGTAACCTGATATTGTTACTAATTGCATTATTTTGTTAAGGTCAGATTTAGTTATGTAACCAGATATTATGGTTCCGTTTATAATGTTGACATTGTTTGTGGAGTATATGAGAGAGTTAGGTAAGGGGAGTGATAGAAGATCTCTTGTGTTAAAATTATTGTGGTAAGGTATATCGTATCTGTTGCATATCATGCATGAGGTACAGTATTGGTCTTTAGTAACATGTTTGGGATATTTGGTAAGTGCATAGTATGATGTAACTACGTCTTGTATAAGGGATAAGCATTCTGGGTTATGTTCTAATGCTAAGTTGCTGTTTGTATCGAGTATAAAGCCATCGTTATCTTGGAGGAAGACGTTCATCTCGTCGCCATCGAAGTCTGCAGCATATGCGTTTGTAATGGCAGTGTTGATGATCATGGCGTTGCTGTAGTTGTATTCTACTTTAAAGCTCATGATAGAGTACTTTGATAAGGAAGGTTGTCTGTTAAGTAGTATTCTATCGTTTCCGTATAAGGTGCGTTTGTATGTTTTACCTAGTTTTATGGAAGGTATATGGACTAGTTCTCCTCTTTTGTTATATAGTTTGCCCATGCTTGATAATATATGTAGATGGTTGAGATTGTCGATGGTTGCAGTAACAGAGATACGTAGTTTGTTGTATATTGTTATAGGTAGTGATACTATGTTGACGTCTTGTAGATCTGTGCCAATAATTACTGCTCTGCCGCAGTTGTCAACTCTTTTGCCAACCATATGTTGTCTGAAGAGTCCATCTTTGCCTTTTAGGATGGTAGTTATAGATTTAGTGTTGTATTTATTAGTAGTAGATGTTATGAGGTTGGTGAACTCAGTAGATAAGTGTTTATATTGTAATTTCTTAGAGTTGCATGATTCTAGTAGTTTTATATAAGAGTTAGTAATGGAGTACTCGCTGTTGGTTGATATATCTTTAGGTCTCATCATTCTAGGTATAACTGCAACAGTAGATGTAAATGCTCTTGATAGATATGATCCTGTATTAATTAGATGTTGTCTAGCTTTGTCTGGTCCTATGGTGTCTATAGTTACGTTGTTGATGATGTTACCACATTTATTGCAGTTGCGTAACTTATTGGGGTATGTTATATGGCATTTAAGGCAAGTATTGGATAAAGTATTGTTGATTGTGTCTTGTAGAAGAGGGTTGCATAGGTATATTGGTAATTTTATATGTCCTATGTGTCCATAACACTCATTAGATTTGCAATGTACGCAGTCTCTTCGACCTGGTACTGATGATCCAAACATAGGAGATGATAGGTCTACGTCATTTGTAACTAATATTTTAGATCTAGATATTATTTCGTGTTCGTCAGCTAATGTGCATGTAATTGACGTTATCATTGTGAAAAAGGCAATAGTGGGATTGCGCATTGGTATGTTTTGGTTTCAGATTAAATGGAAGATAAAAATAACAAAGATCTTAAAGATATAGTAGGGCATCAGTTTTATGAGGTTATGTCTAATACTATAGTAACTAATATTTTACATTATATAAGTATTTGTAAGAAGCATAACATAGAAGAAGTAAGACTTAATTTGGCACTGCAACAATATATAGAAGAGGCAAAGATAAATGGTATTAAGGTACCTAAGTCTAAAGGATCAAAGCATAGTGGTACTGGTGTGTTAATAGGTGATCCTACATCATTTAGTAGTATTAGTTATAAGAAACCTATTGCTGATACATCTGTAAAGTATTATTATGGTAGTATACCTTACTATCTAACAGAAGAAGATATTGGTGATGGGCTTTTGTTATGCGTTGATCAAGATAATAAAGCATTGCTTGCTTGGGATACAATTAATGAGGTAGAGGTGATGTTTGATGGAGATGATAAGGTATGGTTAAGTGATAAAGGATATAAGATAAGTCCATATATAGATCGTCTTTAAAAGTACTTAGACTAGTATTAGTGTTAAGTTACTTGATAGATATAGTATGATATAAGTTATAGATATTAATTTAGATGTTAGTTGTAATGATATGTAGATTGTGTAGTTTATTATTAACGTAGATTATATAGATATATGATAACTTTATATTACAGATATTAGATAATTAAGTTTATTGGATAACGTTGTAACTAAGTATTATGTGTTGTATGTTATATATATTACTTGTACTGATATTAAAGGATAATTATTTTTGCTTACGTATTGGTCTAAGTAATTTAATAAGTTCTATTCCTGCGCTATATGTTTGTCCAATAGATATGTAAGGTACATTATCACCCATTGTATATCCTACATGCATATACTTAATTACTTCTAACAGATCATTCCAACCATGTCCTATTTGATCTCTTCCGTTATATATTGCATTACATATGTGTTTGTGTGTTAAGTTCTTTATTTTCTGTATGTGATGTATCCTTGCTGTAACATAAGATAAATTAGGAAAGTTTCTTATTTTGCCTATATTAGGTTTCATGGATGCTTCTAGGTATTGTTGGTCATAGTATTCTTTACCAGCATTTGGTGGAGGGTATTTTGATATGTCTCTATCTCTTTTATTATTAGTATACGCATGATAACTATAATCATCTAACTGACCTGACCAATTTATATCATTAACATTAGAAGGCATATTATTGTTTGTATATATATTATTTAAGTTATTTTGTACCTTATCTTTATTTAAGTTATTAGTATCTATAGATTGATAAGTATTTTGTAACTTATCTTTTCTGTTGTAATTGTCTTTAGTTGGTTTCTTATTAAAGACCTTCTCATAATATTGTTTATTTAATTCTATAGATTGATATATATTATAGATAGGTACATTTCTGTTGTAATTGTTATTATTAGTTGGATTAATATTTTGTACCTTATCTTTATTTAAGTTATTAGTATCTATAGATTGATAAGTATTTTGTAAAGGTACATTTCTGTTGTA